CCTTCGCCCGTTCCGCTGGGCCTTTGGCGTGCTTTACCACCCCTTCCATTCTCGCGCAAAAGCTCGCCTTGCGTCCAGCGTCAGCCTTGGTCTTTGGGTTTGGTGCTGGTGGTTTTAAATTCGCGTTATTCTTGCGGTTGTACTCTGCCCGACCCTTCGCGGTCATTCCCGCGCCTTTCTCCGTCGGGTTGTAATTCTTGCCCTTGCCGGTCGTGGTCTTTGGAATAGGCTTGTCGTGTTTAGCCATTTTCAGCCTCGACAATCATGGCGATGTCGGCTTCCTGAATAATCTGGTAATCCTGCCCGTCCACCTCGTGAACCGGCCAATCCAAATAAGTGCCGTTTCCGTATTTCACAAAGTCACCAACCTGCGTGTCCCGCACCTGTGGGCCAATAGCCACCACAGTGCCTTCGTTAAACTTTTCGTTGTTGGGGACGTACAGAATATCCGACAAGCGGCGCACCACAGGGCGCACCACAACGCGATCACGCAACGGTTTAATGTCCATTTTTGGGTCTCCCTCTTTTTTTCGTTTGCGCCACAGGCTCATAAGCTACAGGCTCATAGACCGGTTCATGGGCGATCAACTGGTGTTCGCCACACCAATCCATTTCATGCTTGTTTTGAGTTTCGGGAAAACGACGACACAAGCCCATAACCTGGGCCTGCGTAAAGAAACGGCAGGATTTGCAACGGACATCGCTCATAGGATGCCCGTTGTTTTATTGACAATCACTTCTTTTGGTAGGACGAACGGTCATGCGTATAGCACACGCCCTTAGAACGGCCACCGTTGAATTCTTTGTTGCTGCCGGTGCCATCAGCCATGCCCATACCTACGCCGTTCACAATCTTGCCACGGCGCTCACCCGACGAATCCGAAGCGGACGCGCCAGCAGGCGGCTTAGTGCCGGAACCGTAGCCCTTTGGGGTCATTTCTGCGTTGTCTTTCATGATAGTCCTTTCAGTCAAGGAATTTGAGTTTGTACAGCGTCGAATCAATCAATTCTGAGATTTCGTCAATAATATTCTGAATTTCACTGTCTTGGGGTAAATGGTTCCGTGCTTCGTCAACAAATTTCTGCATTTGTTTAAGATAAGCGATCGGCTCTTTGCCTGCGTGGAAGTCGTCTGGGTACTTTTTGATCTTGGTGTACCGTCCCTGATACGCCTCGGCAAAGTTGTCGGTCAACTCGATAATATCCTCGTAGTACCGCCCCAGCGCCTTATGCGCAGCGTAGGAATCAGTGGATAAATGCATAAAATGCGCCACGGTGCTGCTGTGGAACAGCGTGGCTATAAATTCTGCGGCTTCTTCGTCCATATCAGCCTTAAAAAAAAGACCGGGTTAGCGACCCCGGTCAAAGCAGCGTCCCAACTAGAGGAGTGAGAAAAGACGCTGCCATTCTGTGTCATTCGGCACGGGTACGTCAACTGGCCATAATCCCGCGTCCACCAAGTTCTCAACCGTCTTACGGTGCGCCAGCCACCAGGCTTGCTGCCGTTCCTTGCGCGACCATTTGCTGCCCTGATCGATGTCAAAGTGGCACGATGCACAGAGCGCCGCGATCAGGTTGTCATCCGACTTAATCGACCGGCCCTTGCCGCCGCCCCAGTTGGTATGCGCAGCTTGCACAAAGTCATATGACCCGCAGAGCTGGCATTCTAGCGTAGCCACCAGCCGCAATAGCTTCTGGCTGCGCACATATTTGCGCTTAGGAATACTGATAACGGTCATTTTTGTCGTGGTTTTTGTAAATGCTTTCCGATCTGCGGTCTAAGCAAGCGGCACATATCCAGCGTTTCGTGTTCCTAAAAACCCTTAGTTCGCCTGTCGCTGCCTCGCGGTGCGCCTGGCAGCTCGTGCAAAACCGGCGTTTCATTTCTTGCATGGTATCTTGGCAAGTCAATGTCATGGTCAATCCGATTTTCGATAACTAAGGGTTTTCGGGTCGTACGCCGACGTTTTGCCGTTTTGACCAACCCAGACCACATGAACCATGTCGGCAAAGAAATACCAGCATCCATGAATGGTGCCGCCGTCGCGCATGGTTGCAATAACCTTTCTGCCGGTCGTTCCCTCTGGGCAAGCGTAGCTAAGAAATAAAATCTTGCCGCCAGCTTCGTTAATAGTTTCCATCCATTCCTCAGCGCGGCAAACGCCTGTCACTAATACCAAGCAAAAAATTAGCTTTTTCATGGTCGCATCCACATGGCAGCAGGATCAAGATTCGTTACTTTCGGCTTATTTTCAGCCTCCAGCACCCGTAAATCATTAGCGGCATCCGATACGCCGTGCCAATCCGCACGCGCCACCATCAATTGCAGATAGTCAATCAGGGTTTGTCGCTGCGCTTCGTAGTTTGTCATCCTAGATTCCTCTGCCGAATCATGTCGGCCAGTTCCGCAGGCACCGCTGCGCGGCTGGCTTCTTCGCACAGCTTGGCGCACTCTGCGCGTTCTTGTTTAATTGCCCAGCGCACCGCATCGCGGGTATCGCTGTGCAGCATGATGGCCGACTTTAGGATTTCGTCGGTATTCATACGCGCAGCATTAAACCTAAGACCTTCGATAAAAACGACTGCCTGCGCTGCTCGATACCCAGCAAAACAGCCTGCATAAACTGTTCTTCTTTGCTGAAAAAGCTGGGTCGGTAACTAGGTGTGTAATGCGACCCGATCTTGATAGGTTCCTCTTTGATAAATTTGCCATCTCGTAACATCGTCACCTCCATTCAATGCCTTTTTGCGCTGCCCACGCATCCAGCCATTCAATAAACTCGCCAGCATCCTCTACGGAAAACTTGGCGCTCTGAAGCCCTAATTGCACTACCCGATGCCCGTCTAAGCTCGGCACCACCGATCCGATCCGGCGGTTGGTGTCCGCAGCCCACTGGTCAATTAATAACCGCTTCCAATCCTCTAACGTCCAGCTCGACCCCGCTTCGCCCATCTGCTTTGCGATGTCGCCAATCATGGCGTGAAACTTTGCATTCTGGTCAAGCGTCCGAGTCAGCGGTCTAACCTCAACTGTAAATTCCTTTCCGACGTCCAACGCTGGCTTTAGCTTTGTCCATAGGCGTTCCATAAATACTTTAGCCTGCGCGGGTGAACGTAGCTCAACAATCATAGCCCGATGACTTTTAACGCATCCTCAACCGATTCCACCACCGCCAGCGATCCACCGTTCCAGTTGTGGTGCCAGATTACTTGCGCTGGCGTTAATTTCCTCTCACTCGGCGACGCTTGACCGTTTTTGACCTCGACCAAAAATGTTTGTTTCCTGAATCCCACCAATAAATCCGGCACTCCCGCGCCCACCGCAGCCAGGCTTTGAACAGTTGCGCCCACCTTCCGAAGTGCTTGGACAATCTCATCGTGGTTTTGATCTGTTCTTGCTGCTCTGCGCATTCATGTCATCTATCAAGGTTTCAACAGCCTTCTGCCCACGCTTGGCGGCAATCTGGCGCTTTATATCTTCCCACCACTTTGCCGCCGCCTTTGCGCCGTGTTCTTTGCGGTGCAATTTGTACTGCGCTACCCAAAACTTTGCCTCTGTGATTCGCCGCCATTCTTCCGACCAGGTGTATTCATTCATTCGGGTCATCAAGTAACAGCACGGCCAACCAGCCAGCCACAAACACAGCCAGCCCAACGCCCATAAAAGCGCCAGCGACCAATAAAAAAACCTCAGCTAAGGTTACGTTCATCGTCTGCCCTCTGAATCAACATTTTGATTTCAGCCACCGACATACCAAACTTTTCGTGCATATCCAAAATCAGCGCCGCCGATACCTGGCAAGTGCCATGCCGAAACTTTGAAACCATGCTAGGTGCGCAACCAATCTCACGCGCCAGCTCACGATCATTGACGCAGCTCAACCTGTTGCGCAGATCGTCCATCAGCGCGTGCGGTGGTATTGGATTTTTTCTCATTGTTTCCTCTTATGTTGGTGCTTTTAATGCCGCCTGCGCCATCGAAACCTGAATCGGCAGCAGCCGCTTATCGCCCTGCGCGTGCCGTTCCAAAATCCGCTTCGCCCAGCGTTTGTGGTCTACGCCATTTGATTCTGCACTGAAAGGTTGCAGTTGTGCAAGATATTTTTGTGCAACATCCGCAGCAACCTTGACCGCAGGCAAAGCCACAACAGGTTTCGGTATTTCAGCCCAATCCCCTTTTGCTAACTCATCCTCCAGCGCGACCCTCCACCGCGCCTGAATTTGTGGATAAGTTGAGTTTTTCATATCAAACCCGCCTACGCTCACAGCAGCCCAAAAAACCGCCGGATGGCTCCATACCCCTACCTCGCCGCGATCTCGCGCCACAAGCCCGTTTAATGCCTCTACGAAGGCTTTTTGAGCGTCTAGCTTCGGGCGGCAAAGATTGATGAACTGCGGCAGGCTCGGTGGCCATTCCAAAGTCATCAACGCTTGTGCGCCTTTGGTAACTTCCTCCCGGCTTAATTTGCCCAGCTCTTGCGACCAAAGTGCCTTGACCTGCTCTGGGTCGGTGCCGCGCCACATATCGGCAAATTTGCTGCCATAAAGCGCTGCCATTCGCTCAAACAGTTTCTCGATCCACGCGGTCGGCAGCGGTTCAGATGTCGATAATTGTGGTGTCATGACTTTTCTTTCCGGTTAATCCTTCGATGATTTGACGGCGGCTGCGGTCTTTGGCGCTTTCGTAAACTTTCGGCTGACCTTTGATCCAGTCAGCCTTTAATCCCTGACTACCGCGCAGGCACCATTCTCGTAAAAATTGCTCGAGCGACCAGTTGAGTTTGGCGGCTTCGTCTTTTGCGGCTTTGATTACCGTTTCGGAAACAACGGCGTTTTTGCGTTTTCGCAAAGCGATCCAATCTTCCCAAACCGTTTCATCAACATCGGTGGGGCGCAACGGAGTTGCGCTATTCCTTTTCCCTGTTCCCTTTCCCTGTTCCCTGTTCCTTTCCTTTCCAGAGGGTAGGACTACCGGATCACTACCGTAGTCGTGCGGTATATCGCAAAATGCCTTGATTTTGCTAGGTGTTTTCTTGTTGATGACTTGATGCTTTTCAAAGTTGACAACTCGACCATAAGTCTTGCCATCAGACCCCGAAAAAAGCTCTATATAACCGATACCAGACAATTCCCGTAGTAGTTCGGTAGTGGTAATTTTGAGTGTGCGAAGTGGAAAAACGTCGGATTCGACCAGCTTCGGATGAGCGTTAAAGTAACCCTCATCATCGCTGTGGTTCAGCAACCCGACCGACAGCA